TCTTGGCCTGCTGGTATGCCTGCTGGCGAAGGGCCTTGAGCTCCTGAGTGTAGCCAGGATAGAGTTCAGGCGGCTCAGGAGGGCCAGGCAACACACTAGGAGGGGGCTGCTTAGGCTTCTCACCCTCGGCCAGGAGTGCGCTAGGATTTGGCGGACGTATCTGGTTGATAGGCACTAGATTGCCTCCTACTGGTACTGGTTAACATAACGCATTAGCTGAACTGTTACCACTACTGACCTTCCTCAGGTAGCATCCCAGAAGCAGCTAGTGCAGGCTGGCGAGGTAGAGCTTCAGGTCTATTGCCCATAGAGCGAGGAGTGGGTGCAGTCTGCTGTGGAGGCTGCAGTTGTGCCTCCGCTGCCTGCGCCGCAAGTTCATACAGTTGGGCTGCTTCAGAGTCTCCTTGCTTCTCCAGGTACGCCGCCTGCTTTCTGGCGTAGATAACATAGGCCACCAGTGCATTGACTGGATTAAGCTCTGCTTGGTCAGCACGGATTCTGGCCCGCTCAAGGAGTGGATTCTTAATATCTGGAAACAGTCTCTGGATTACGTAGGAGTAGCTCAGTTGGAACTCTGGGTCAAGCATTCTGGCTACAGTAGCCTTCTGGATGAGTTCACCAGGAATCTCAACATCATAGTCTGCAGTTACCTTCATCTCTCGAGTAAAGCCCCTTGGCATACTCCAGCCGTAAGGCTTAATACCTCGAGTGCGGATGTCTTCCAGCAGGTCATTGTCCTCATCCTCATACTTGTTGATGATGGCCTGGTGGAAGGGCCGCATAATCTGGTTGGCGGAGGCAGCTATCTGGGACATGACATAGGCAGTCAACTGGCCAGATACATTGCCGAACATGGCCCAACTGACTCCACCTCTCTGCATCATGGCCTCGAGGTCAAGTTGAGTCGAGCGCAACTCCAATGGGATAGGAGGCGCGCCTATGAAGTCAACTGAATCATCAGGCCCACCACGCCAGATAGCTCCTCGGCGGAAGACATCCTCAGGACGCACTATAGCCTTACCACTCCTACTGCGCTCAAAGATTCTAGGTTGGGCAGTATCGCGGAGGAGTTGGAGGGAGAATGACCACCACTTGTTCCAGGTGCGATAGATGTTCTCATTGGTGGCGACGATGGCTTGGCCTATCTCCTCCTTCCACCGCTCATTGACTGCTGTGCCACCTGCATTGAAGGTCTGGGAGGATAGTCGAGTGCCAGCAGAGAGGGCGCCCGTATCAGGTAGTCCCCCAACTGGAGCCACGTAGATAGGAATCTTCTTGAAGCGAGTGTAGTCATACTTGACCAGTCCATCTGCCCCATCGCCAAGGACTATGGAGTTGCAGACTCTAGGATAGAGGTCAGTCTCATAGTCCATCCACCAGTAGTCATAGCAGACCATAGAGGGAGAGTTGTAGGAAGGATACTTCCAGCCATTGCGCCTACACATTCTCTTGGCGGCAGGAGAGTCCATCTCATAGATGTGGGCAACTTCGCACAGGCCCATCTCCATATCCCACATGGGAAAGACCTGGGCAGGATTCCAAGGCTCAACATAGGTAGCAGTGCCATCGTCACTGTTGATAGCAAACTCCGCGTACCAACCAGTGGCGAGTAGAAATGCTATAGTAGTGCGCTGGAGAGACTGGCGCGGGCCAGACTTCCTGAATCTAGTCTCGTTAGACTGCCAGAGTTGCTCTAGGAAGGTGCTGACCGACTCATTGATACCTGCTAGGTCAAGATTGGTGGCATCCAGATTAGCTATTCTGTGAGGCACCTTAGTGTCTAGCATATGCAGGACAAGGTTGAACATGGACCTAGGGTCGTTGCCCACGAAACTTTCTAGCTTCTCGGTGGCAAGTTCATCTACCATCTGGATTAAGGAGTACCACCGCTTCATCTTATCATTCCTGGGCTGCCAGTAGCGTTGAAGCTCCTTGCATCTGGAACGGACCTGTTCTGCGTTTCTTTCCATTATCGCCCCCAACTGTCACTCCAACCACTAACTCCCACAAAGCCTCTATGTACTGGCTGTGCATCGCGGCAGACAACTGTTATGGCACCTGCGTCATGATGGTCATCTGCACCTACGACTATGATACCTGACTTCACTGACGCATTGCGACGGATATTCTTGCACTGAGACCAGAAGCGGCTATCCTGACAGTCGAGGTACTCCAGCAGCCTATTGACTTCTGTTATCATGTAAGGCTTTGTGCTTACATTAGTCTGCCAACCTATGCTCCTGCTCACCTTGCCAGTGCGGACATCTTCCCGCCAGTAGAGGTCAGGGTAATCTCGGACATGACTCACAAGGTCTAGGTTGTCCTCTGGAGCTAGTACTGCTCCATTGAAGTAGTGGCCAAGCAGTTTGCAGTAGTCACCCATCTCGGCCTCATCATAGAAGCCAGCGAGAGTGGCGCAGTGCTGGAGGATAGGGGAGTGCTCCTTGCCATCCTTATCTGTGTAGCCCTCATAGAAGGTCCAGACAGATGCTACTGACTCTGATGTCTTCCCCTTACCTGGGTCAATGCCTATGACATAGCCTCGACCTTCCTCCTTATCATGCCAGATGTCAACAGATGCAGATAGACCCTGGGCAGAGACAAGATTGTGGGTGATAGGCGCAGGGATGCAGTTGCGGATTTTGGTCTCTACTATATCTGCATTGTAGGCCTGACCACCAGCAGTAATGAAGCAGGTCTCATCATCTTCAGGATACTCTTGAGGGAAGATGAAGATGGTCTCCCCACTGCGCCGCATGGAGGCCATTTCTGCTATCTTATATCTTCGCCAGCGAATCTTGGCCTGGGCGAGGAAGTCGTCACACTCCAGCAGACCATTGATGCGCTGAATGAGAATCTGCTCTTCTGCAGTGATGTTAGGCAGTGGGTCAAATGCATCTGCCTCGAGACAGAAGTCATCATCTGCCAGCATCATGTACTCTTCGTGCAGATACCAGGGATAGAAGTGGTGCTTATAAACAGACTTGGCTACCACTGTCCCTTCCTTGGCAGCACGGTAGAACTCGCAGAAAGGATTGTCCTCGCCGTTAGGAGTAGAGACAAAGCGCACCTTGGTTCCAACCTTTAGCGGCACTCTCTGTACTGCAGATGCAAAGACATCCTCGTGAGTGCCAGGAGGCCAGAAGGCATACTCGTCCAGCAGCAAGTTATGTATGGCCTCACCACGACCTTTCGTATAGCTCCTGGCAGAGAAGATGTACATGAAGGAGGAGAAGTTAGTCTTCTTATTCTCCCATGAGAGTTCAGTAGCAGACTTATGGTCAAGGTGAGGAATGGTCGGAATCCGCCTCTCCAGGCTGCGGTGGTACTTCTTGGCCTTGAGCAGTAACCTCTCCGCAGAGAAGTCATCGTAGGAGATGATGACAGATACTGTCCCATTGATAGTAATGTTATCAAGGTAGAAGTCTGCCACATGGACAGAAGTGGCTCCTATCTGCCCAGGCTTAACGTAGATGTCTCGTGGAGTAGAAGTCTCCAGCATATCTCGCTGAATGGCCTGCAACTTGAAGGGCACCAGAGTACGGTCCTTGTTCTCTATCTCCAGCAGAGTCTCCATAGTGAGGATACGGTTGGAGAACAGGACCTTCAGAGCCTGGGCCTGTGAGACAGTGGATTGCATCTAGATGTCGCTACCTCCTCTAATCTGGCTCCTAAGTAGCGCCCTTACCTCCTGCATAACACCTGTGGACTCCCTAGTTGCTACCGTAATCTCTCTAGTTGCAGCAGTAAGGTCTGCCAATACTCGAGTATTCTCCTCTCTAGTGCGCTGGTCTGATGCGATAAAGCTAGCGAGACGGGTCTCAGTCTCCCTCTTGTCTTGCCGCAACTGCTCTTCAGTACTTCGCTTCTCGCGTGCATACATAAAGAAGATAATGCCTGCTAGTATAGCAGTTGGGCCACCTGACACTAGACCTTCTATGAGTTGTTGTTCCACCTATCGCCTCCTAAATGGTCTGAATCTTCCTGGACTCCTAGGCTCTTTAGTGCGATATCGTGACTGGTGCGCCCGAGTAGCATTGCGCCTAGATGCAGCGCGTTGGGCAGGAGTCCTAGGCTTCCAAGGCATGAGAGACTCCTTTCTTGACAGTGATTGTGTCAGTACGGCTCATCTGGATTATCTCTGGATTATCTGCCACATATTGGGCAAAGTCGAATCCCTTGCCCGAATCTGATACTATAGCCTCTAGGATAGAGAGTTGCTGAGGAGAGTACTGGGAGCGCATCTTGAGGAGATACTCCTGGTCATAGGAGGTCATAGGAACAACAGTACCATCATCGAATCTCTCAAACCCAAGTGAGCGGTTCAGGACTCTATAGTCCTTTTCCAGTGCCAGGCGAAAGTTGCGATAGAAGTCAAGTTCCAGATACTCTCTACTCAGTTCCTTGCGGATTTCTGGAATCCTACGCTCAAGGTCAACAAAGATAGAGTCGTGGCGGCAACCTGAGAGCCAGGCCTTACTCCTCTCTATCATCCTTAGAGCCTCTCTCACTGAGAAGCCAGCTGACCTGTAGCCGAAGTAGCGGGCCTTCTCATCATCCCGAGGCCAAGGTACAAGTGTGGACGCTACTGAAAGTTCGGGATTGCCCAGTTCTGGGTCGTGTTCTGGATTCAACTCGACGGCTACTGGCTCGGAGGGAGTAGTCATAGCATCTCCTGACTGCGGCTAGTATAAGTATATCATACGGATAGGGGCTTGTCAAGTAGAAAGAAATAATAATCGCTAGAAGCGGATAATTGTTTATGCAAAGAAGCAGGGGCTATTGACACCTGACTGCACTATGCATTATAATGACCACATACAGATATGGAGGCAAGCCATAGATATCTGGATAGGTTCCTGCAGACGTACAGCCAAGTGCCACCACTGTGGCCATGATATAAAACTTGGCGAGCCAGTGGTGAGAGGGAGGTTATGGTATCAGTACAAGGATAGACAGTTGGAGGCGCGGAAATGGGTGAAGAACTTTCGGTGGCACGCGCGGAGAGAATCCGACGGCCTATGCTGCTGGCTAGAGCAGGCGCTGGTTCACCTGAGCAAGCAGAAGTACGTGGAGAGGAGGGGAAGGAAGCCTCTCATCCTATCCCCAGAGGTAAGGAAAGAGCGGCTGCATCTCCTCCAGTGCAGAGCAAGGGTCATGCAGCAGTTGAGAGTGGAGTCAGAGAAGGCGCCCGAGGTCAGGAACATAGAGAGGATAATCATACTAGGAGGGTGGCTGGAGGACTTGCGCCTAGAGATACAGCCTCTGGGAGGAGTGCCAAAGAGTTGGGGATAGATTGGGTCGATGGCAAGTGCAGCAATAATCATACTACGCCTAATGCCCACTACTGGATAGAGACGTTCCGAGTCGCAGGTGGCGGACTCTTCATCTGCAAACAATGCCGCCGCGCCAGGTGGCTGCCTAACACCTATAATGAGGCCACAGTGCTCTCTGCTCTCGATAGGAAGTATGGAGTAGTTGCTACCTATGCAGATACGCTCGATAGGCACCCCGCCGCACGGAAAGTGCTGAATAGATTGAAGAACTGCCACCGGCTGAAGGACGCGCAGTTTGTGGCACTACTGGGCCAAGTTGCGGATACTTATGCCGATCCCGCACAGGACAGGTCTATCTGGTGGGAGAACCCCACTGACTGGTGGCTGCACATCAAGGAGCGACTGGAAGAAGCCAGGGCTAATGAGTAGCAGGCCGTCAAACGAAAGGAGTCAAATGGGCAAGTTATGGCACAAGCGGTTACATTACTTTGAGGCTTTTGACACCATTAGTCTAGTCGTAGTGCCAAGATTCAAGACGAGTGGCCTGTCAGGAGACGAGTGGCGCCAGAGTGTAGTGGCAGTCTACTACTTCAAGGGCAAACTGGTACATCAGGCATCCTATAGGGATATGCAAAATGCTCTGATGTACCTACCCCATGACTGGCTAGAGGCGCAAATACCTATCCCTAAAGAAGTCTTAAACTTGGAGGAGACTACTTGCGACCAGCCCAGTTGCCCAAATAAGGCTGTGGGCAGGCTGAAGTTGAAGCGCGAAACTGATTCTCACGGTAACTGGTTGGTTAGTGAAGGAGAAGCCGACCAGTATCGCAAGTTCTGCCTAGTGCACATAGAACGCGGCGACTGTAGTCGAGAAGATGCCGACGAGAACTATATTCCTCTGGACAGGGTCTCAGCCTTGGATAGCCAGAACGCCTTTGAGTCTCCTGCGACCTTCGGAGGAGTCATTGACTTGACTGGAGAAGATAGAGCAGAAGGTAGCGGGAAGTAAAGTTTCTACACCAGACAATTCCTGGGGGAGAGATAAGTATAAATATACGCCATATAACTTGGCCTACCGTACCTGCCCTCTTATGCCCAATCACTCTCCCTCTGGCAGGCGTGCTAATGCTTCTTAGCAGAGGAAGAGGGTTGGGGGTACACAAAACTCATCAGGTGTCAATAGTACTAAACCTATCGACCTGGAGCTAGACCTATGGTAAGGTGGTAGCGAATCGAACGAAGCGGAGGTGCAGCACTCACGGAGCACGCTGGATGGACTGAGGCCTAGGGGAGGACTCCCTAGACAATCGCACGCAACAAAGCGCCTCCCATGTGAGTAGGCGTGCGTACATAGCTACAACTGAATAGCATGGTGTTACTCCTGGAGCTTAAAGCTGAAAGGAGTAACACAATGGAAACCAATGTCACAGTGAATGGGCCAACACGGGAACAGTTCAAGGCCATCATTCTAGCCACCATGCTGGAATGGAATGGAACCACTGAGGCGGACCTGGACATCGAGGCCATGATAGAAGCCATTGATGTCCGTCTCATTTCACAAGGCGACAACGGGTACATCGTGCAGCCTGAATAGCTAGGGCCTAGGGCTTCAGGCCCTAGGAGTAACACCATGCAGCTTGACGCTACTCCTGGAGGATTAAACCGAAGGGAGAAGCATGACACCGACACAATGGCAAGAGCTCCACAGGCTTCTAACTAAGGCCTGCACCGAGGCCAACTGGTACGCCATAGACCAGGCC